CTCTATTTTCTCCTTAATTAACCTATAATTTTAGAAATATTTTGCATACTATAACTTTGTGCTGATGGAGTGTTAGTTCCAAATGGATTAAAGGGTTTTCCTTGTGAAATTGCTTGTGTGACATAATCTACTGCTGCACCGACACCAGTATTTTCAAGATTATTAACAACCGATTGAATTGTATTTTGTTGCCAATCATGAAATGCAAAATCAACATACATTTTGTGGAACATTGTTTCGTTTGACCAATCTAAATCTAATTGATTAATTGAAATTGGAAACGCATCATTCATGGTAATAGAATATGTTTTATTTCCAGTAACATCATATTGTGTAACTGTGATTGGAACAGCATAATCTGTTTTATAATTCTGATTATATGTGGATTGAGGATTAATTAATTGGATCCATGCATCAAAGAAATACTTTTCACTCATATCTCCAGAAAGGAAGAAAACGAACATAGCATCATTATAAGATGTTTTAAATGGTTGTTTTTCTGTTGGACCATAAATTTTTCTTTCAGCAGTTGCTAATGTAACTGCTGGTAATTGTGCAGCTTCACAACGCATAATTAACTGTTCACTCATATTTCTATATTTTACCAATTTAAGAGGAACAGGAATTGACACTTCAAATCGTGAAGGTCTTGCAATATCAGACTTAATACTTGCAATATAACTTGTAATATCTGCTGCCATTTTTATTCTTCTCTAATAGTTTCCATGCTTTCTTTCCAAACTTTGGAAGGTTTAGCTTTTTGAAAATTATGAACAGGAAGAAACATAGCTACTTCCCATTCGTTCGGTTCTACCTTAAGGTAATTTGAATGCATCTGATGATCCAAATATCTTTTAATACAAGGTTTAAATTCTTTAAGTCTACTTGTGGAAGTTAGAATATCGTAAGTAACTCTGATCCTTTCAGGATCATTATCTCTATTTGTTTGAGCATACTTCATCATTTTATCCATAAATGCTGCACGAATTTGAATGGGAAGATAATGTAAATTTAAACCTAAAATTCCATCTGAATATTTTTCAAGCACTAGAACCAAAGGAAACATATCATAATAAGGTAATTCATTTGCATACTTTGGATCATAAAAAAAGAAATACAAATCTCCTTTTCGTACATTTCCCCTTAAAGTATGACGACTTCTTTCAGACGCAATATTTTTTGCTATTCTATTAGGATCTTTGATTTCTCGGACTCTATTTTGTAGCCATTGAATACTTTTTCTGGAAAGAAATTCAGCTTGTCCAGGTGTAACTTGTCTTGATAATGATGTTAATTTAGATTCCATAGTGTTATTTTATGAGTTCACGTTTATTTATCTGTCTTATTGAATAGTTCTTTTTCGGTCAGAATGACAAAATTCCATTTTCTTTCTTCACAATATTCTTTGGCTGCTTTCCATTTTGCTTCATTAATACCCCAAGTTGCAACTTCCTGTAGATATTTTTTAGTAACTCGTTTTTTCTTTTCGGGTTCTTTAGTCTGATGGAATGGTTTTACTTCAATCATATAGGTTTTTATTCCAGAATTTGTTTTTATTTTAGCTATAAAATCAGGAAAATATCTATGTATTCTTCCATCTATTGGTGATAAATACTTTATGTTGACTTCTTCTGAAGCCCAAGATAATACATTTGGATTTTCGTCTAACCATTTCATTGTCCGAAATTCCCATGAACTGCGCCATATAATATTGGTAGGATCGCCCTGATATTTTCCAGGATTTTTTGGTTTAAATATTCCAGAATAAGACATAAATATTCTATAAGTTAATAAAAATAAAGAAAAATGGCTATAATCAATCAAATTGGTGGTATTTCAACTGGTTCTCTAGTAGGTTTAGCTGAAGGACCATTATCCAGTCTTTTCAAATCAAAAGGACTACCTAGATTTTCGTATCCTTTAGATATTGGAAATGATCCTACCCGTATGCACTTTGTTATGTTTGAAATTACAGACATTAAACCACTACATTATACTCAAAAAAATATTAGCAATGTTATTGGTGGTACTACTGAAGGAGGAGTAATTCAAAATCAAGTCCAACAAGTCAAACAAAATGGTTTTTGGAATACTATACAAAATGATGTATCTGCTGGATTAAAACAATCTACCAATATTTTAACAAATCTTAACACAGAAATACAACCTGGTACAACAAAAACAAAAGCATCTATTGTATTATATATGCCCGATACATTAGCTATCAATTATAATCAAAATTATACAGAACTATCATTAATAGATGCTACTGGTGGATTGAATAGAGTTGCCGGCGCCGTCGGTTCAATGACAGAAGATTTGATGAATGGTATAAAAAATAAAGAAGGATTTAAAAACATTGCCGCATCTGTTCTAGAAAAAAATCAAGATATAGGATTAGAATTTCTTGGAAATCAATATAATGGTGGAAGTGCTACTCCATTGTTATTAAAGAAATTTGGTAAAGCTATTAATCCACAACTTCAATTAATTTATCAAGGACTTGGATTTCGTACTTTTACAATGGAATTTCTTTTTACACCAAAATCAGCAGATGAAGCTGCACAAGTAACAGCTATTATTAATACATTTGTTTATGCTTCACATCCAACAATTCCTTCAAGCGAATCTGGCATGTATTTTATTCCTCCGTCTATTTTCAATATATCTTTTCGAATGGCACAAACAGGAACATTTTCTGGTGTTAAATCAGCTTTACAAAATGCAGGAAATAATCTAATTAATGGATTACCATTAGGAAGTATTGCTGAAAATAAACTTTCTGGAAACGATCAATATGGACTTCACGCATCGGTTGAAAATGACCGTCTATTTAAAGTTGCTCAATGTGTTCTTGAAGATGTATCTGTTGATTATGCACCGAATGGATGGGCAGCATTTAATGATGGAGCACCAGTTCAAACCCGTTTAACTCTAACATTCAAAGAACTTACAATTAATGATAGAACTAGAATGGAAAATGGAGGAGTAAGATAATGAGATATTTTGAAGTCTTTCCTCAAATAGCACTTCAAGATCAAAATAACAATTACATGATATACACAAATATCATGGCAAGAGTTAATTTGATTCCTAGCCTTATTAATAATCCTTCTATCTATTATCAATATAACATTCAAGAAGGTGATCGACCAGATATTATTGCTACAAAATACTACAATAATCCATATCGTTATTGGATTTTTCTATACGGCAACAATATTATTGATCCTTTTTGGGATCTTCCTTTAACTGATTATAATTTCAATGTCTATCTCAATGATAAGTATGGTGCGTCAGCAAATGCAAATGGACAATCTGTTTTAGCGTATACGCAAACAACGCCATATCAATATCAAAAAGTTGTAACTACAACCGATTCAACATCGGGATTAACAACTCAAAGAATTTACAATACTGATTATAATACATATGCAAATCTTCCTGTCAATGTAGTGTCAACAAATTATTTTCCTGATGGTTCTTCTGTTTCTGTGACAACATCGAGACAAATTCAAACAATCTTCGATTATGAACTTGAAACCAATGAAAATAAACGATTGGTCAATATTATTGATAAAAAATATGCCCAAAATATGGAACAATCTTTAAAATCTTTAATGAGTAATTAATGTCAATTCAAACTGGACAATATTATGGAGCTTCTACTCATCCAGTAGGAGATTCGGATAACTCAATTAAATTTATCAAGGATTATAATATTCTTGGTATTGTTCTATTCACATCAGGATTTCCACCAATTGATATGAAACCAATGATGATAGAAATGTCTTATTATGAAGATATTTTTAACAATTTCGTCAGCGGTGATTTATTAATTTCTGATAATCAAAGTATGATAGAACAAATGAATCTCCATGGTAATGAATATATTCGTATCACATTTGGTAAAGATGATAATATCAATGTAAGAATTGATAAGTTATTTCGCATTTATAAAGTATCCGATCGTCAAAAACAATCAAATGGTGAAACAGAAAACTACATT